CTTTGGAAATGTACAAGAAGCGGTTGCAAGCACACACACGGGGAGTCAGCGGTAAACTCATTGTTAAAGAGTATCCCACATCGTCTGCGAATGCAAATCACTTTCGTATTCTGTTGGACGAGTTGCGAATGAAGAAGCAGTTCGTTCCCGACATTATATTCATTGACTATATTAATATCTGCTCGTCTTCCCGCTTCAAGAGCGGTGGCACAATTAATTCATACGGATATATTAAGGCTATTGCCGAAGAGTTGCGTGGCTTGGCAATGGAACGGGATGTTCCTATCATCTCTGCCACACAGACTAATCGTGGTGGCTTCTCGTCTACCGATGTGGACTTGACCGATACTGCGGAATCGTTTGGACTTCCTGCAACAGCAGACTTGATGATTGCCCTTATCACCACCGATGAATTAGAAAAATCGGGACACATCTTGGTGAAGCAGTTAAAGAACCGATACAATACGAAGGCAGCAAACAAAAAGTTTATTGTGGGCTTGAACTACTCCAAGATGAAGTTCTTTGATGTGGACAGCAGCGAGTCGGAAGACTTGATGGACGCAAACATCAACAAGAAAGAAACAGACGGCTTTGGAAGTGGTTACGGCAAGGACTTAAAGAGTAAGTTTGATACTAAGCGTGATACCTCTGATTGGAGTGTTTAATATGAAGACAGCAATTATTACAGGCGTAAACGGACAAGACGGCTCGTACCTTGCGGATCTATTGATCTCCAAGGGATACTTTGTGATTGGATTGAAGCGGCGTACTTCGCTCATTAACACAGAACGGGTTGACCACATCTATAATGATGCAATTTCAAACTCACAGTTCACGATGTGTTACTATGATCTAACTGATGGTGGGGCATTCACCAATCTTCTTATGAAATATAAGCCTGATGAGGTGTACAATCTTGCAGCACAGTCCCATGTGGCAGTTTCGTTTGATGTTCCTGAGTACACTAGTGACGGCATTGCAGGTGGAACGCTGAAGATACTTGAAGCCATTCGTTCGGTGTCTCCTCACACTCGCTTCTATCAGGCTTCGTCTTCGGAAATGTACGGAGACTCCAAAGATTACGGAACCACAGGCTACACCGAAAACAGCCGTATGAGTCCTGTATCGCCGTATGCAGTAGCCAAACTCCACGCACACCATATGACCCGTGTGTATCGTGAAGCCTACGGACTCCACGCAAGTTCAGGCATTCTGTTCAACCACGAAAGCCCACGGCGTGGCGAAACATTCGTGACCCGCAAGATTACCATTGCAGCCGCTCGTATTGCACAAGGCAAGCAACAGAAACTGCTGCTTGGCAATATTGATGCCAAGCGCGATTGGGGATTCGCAGGAGACTATGTGGATGCCATGTGGCGAATGCTGCAACAGCCGCAGGGCGATGACTATGTGGTGGCTACCAACCGCACCTATTCTGTGCGTGAATTTTTAGAAGTAGTATTTCAGTACGCAGGACTTGGTGACTACACCAAATATGTGGAAACTGATCCGCGTCTGTTTCGCCCCAACGAGGTTCCGTATCTGCTTGGTAATCCTGAAAAAGCCAAACAGGTGTTGCAATGGGAGCCGCAGCATGATATGATCGCGCTTGCACAGATGATGTACGATTCCGACCACAAGCGAGAACAGCATAAACAGTAATGTCTGCCTACATCGACAAAAAATATATCAACATGGTGTCGCCGCAACTACAGCGGTTCAAGTGGAAGAGCGCGGAACTAGCGAACTGCCGATGTCCTCTTTGCGGAGATTCTCAACGCAACAAGACAAAGGCTCGTGGTTTTTTCTTTCCCAAGAAGAACGACTACTTTTTTAAATGCCACAACTGTGGTATTGGGCACTCCATGTATCGGTTCTTGCAGTTCGTGGCTCCTGCTCTTGCACACGAGTACGCGCTTGAGCGGTGGCGTAACGGCGAGAACGGAAAAAGTAATTATGTAAAGCCTGACGAGCAAATTCTTGCCCTGCCAAAAGCGGATATCAGTCTGCCAAAAATTGCATCGCTTCTCACCGATCATCCCGCATACAAATATTTGGAGTCCCGCAAGGTTCCACACCTTGACCGTTTCTATTTTTCAAATAGTTTTGGTGATTGGGTCAGATCCATCGACCCTACATATCTTACCGTTCCGAATGACGAGCGTATCGTTATACCGTTCGTGAACAAAGCAGGGGATCTCGTAGCAGCGCAAGGGCGCAGTCTAAGTGGTTCCAAGAATGCCATTCGATACATCACCGTGAAGTTCTGCAAAGACGGCAGAGCCATTTACGGCGAAGATCGTTTGGACTACTCTAGGAGAGTCTATGCAGTTGAAGGTCCGATTGATTCTGTATTTTTGGATAATAGCATTGCTTTGGCAGGTTGCGAACTCGCCCACGCTACTAAACTCTTTAGTGATTGCGTCATTGTATATGATAATGAGCCTCGCAACACGGAGATTGTTGCCAAAGTGCAAGAAGCCATCTCCGCAGGGTACACCGTATGCGTGTGGTCTGACAGCGTAGACGAGAAAGACATTAATGACATGGTGCTTGCAGGACGCACACCACAAGAAGTTCAGAAGTTAATTGATGAGTGTTCGTGTAGTGGTCTTGTTGCCCATGCACGGTTTTCACAATGGAGGATGCGATGAAAGAAGTAAAGGTTCTTGATAACGGATTCGTGCAGTATGTTTCTCATATGGGAAATGATTTAACTGTTGCAAATGCAGCGCGTGTATCGTTTCACAAGATTAGCGAAGAGTTCACCGACAAAGACGGTAAACTTATTAACTATCTTGCCAAGCACAAGCATTGGACTCCTTTCGCGCATCCACAGATCACACTGCGAATCAAGGCTCCCATCTTTGTTCGCACCCAACTATTTAAACATAAAGTTGGAATGACGGAGAATGAAGTAAGCCGCCGCTATGTTTCCGATCCACCCGTGGTGTACCTTCCTCGTTGGCGTGGCAAGCCTACAGGTGGAGCAAAGCAAGGCTCCGAAGACTTTATGCCTATAGATGACGATTACAACACTGTGAATCGACACTACGAAATGGCGGTGCGGGAATGCCTACTAACCTATGAGCAACTACTGAAGCGTGGTGTGGCTCCTGAACAGGCTCGTGCTGTACTGCCACAAGGAACCTATACCGAATGGTGGTGGACAGGATCGCTTTCGGCATTCGCAAGAGTGTACTCACAACGCAGTGATTCTCATGCACAATGGGAATGCCAAGAGTACGCCTCCGCAATAGCAGCAGTAATCTCTCCACTATTCCCCCATTCTTGGGGTGCTTTAACCGCCAAGCCACCCATCTGCCTCGCCTAAATACGGGGATGACCGATTTACCTAGTTCAAACTCACCCACAGAGCCGCGCCGAACTGCTGCCATTTCCAGTGGTAAGTATTCATCGGGTTCTGTATTTCGTTTAGTACGGGAGATCCGTGGTTCCGCGTACTCTGTGGGTGACGAGTTTATTCTTTCAGAAGAGCAGGACTGTTTTAATCCTAGCATTCTTAGGCTTGGTGGCGTTGGCGAAAACTATTTTGCTGACCCAAGTGGTCGCCCTCTTAAAATTGAAGCGGGAGACAAGCAGATTGATTCTATCTTTCAGTTGGTAGAACCCACTGCTGTACCATTACTAGAAGAAATCAAAGTAGTTTCGCCTCCTGTCCGAAATGTTTCAGAGACAGAGTTTTCTGCATTCCGTTCAGGTTTGGCTGATCTACTCACTGAGATTTCTGCTGTTACTTCCGCACAAGGTGAACGGGGCGAACGAGGCACTCGTGGATACACAGGTGTTCAGGGAGCAAAAGGCGATAAGGGTGAACAGGGAAATCAGGGAGAACAAGGACAAGCAGGAATCACTGGTGAACGGGGACAGCAAGGTGAGCAGGGAGTTGCTGGCGTTCAGGGTGATAAGGGAGACAAAGGCGATACGGGTAGTAGTGGTGCTGATGGAGTGCAAGGAGTTCAAGGCAACAAGGGTGATAAGGGTGATCGCGGAGATCAGGGGCTGCAAGGAGTTCAGGGCAAGAAGGGCGACACGGGAGTTGCAGGTAAAAAGGGAGACAAGGGCGACAAGGGAGATCGCGGTGAGCAAGGACTTCGCGGTGTTAGTGGTGCGCGAGGCGAAGCAGGAGTAGCAGGAGTAGCAGGTAAACGCGGTGCTGATGGTGCTGACGGCAAGGCAGGAGTCAAGGGAGTCCGAGGAGCCAAGGGAGATAAAGGCAGCACTGGCGATTCAGGTATTGTTTCCGCCAAGTTTCCACTTGTTTATGACGCAGCCGAAAAAACCATCTCAATTGATGAAGCACGGCTAGACAAAATTCTCAAGAAGATTCTTGGCGGCGGCAAGGTGTCTCCACAAGACATGGGTTGGCTTGCGTCCACGGGTGGTGGCGGCAAGGTGGCTGTATACATTAACGGCTCCAAGATTACTCCTGATGTTCGCACACTAGACTTTACAGGCGCAGGAGTCTCGGCTACAAAGGTGGGCGGGAAGGTTACCGTTAACATTACAGGTACAGGTGGTGGAACCGCCGCAGCAGGAACAAACTTCTACTATCAAGAAAATCCACCTGCTGCAATTGATGGAGTTACCATTGGTTCTCGGTGGATGGACTCCGACAACGGACAAGAGTACATCTATATTAATGACGGAAACACCCAACAGTGGGTACAGCCAGCAATTCCGAATGTAATATCAAGTGTTGTTCACACCGTTGTGACTATTAGTGCCGCAACTTATGAAGCAAGCAACCTAGACTATTATATTGGGGTTAGTTCTGGAGTACCATCAACTATTACTCTTCCTGAAGGACCAGCATACGGGCGAGAGGTAATAATTAAAGATGAATCAGGGCGGTCAAACACATACCCCATCACGGTGATTGGTGCAGATTCGGCTCTCATAGATAATCAGGCGGGTGTTACTATTGATACCAACAATAGAGCAATTCATTTTATATACAATAGTGGATGGAGAATAATATAATTCCATGCCACTAGATTTCCCCCCATCACCAAGCGTAAACAATACCTACTCCTTTGGCGGAAAAACATGGAAGTGGAATGGTGCTGCATGGGAGGTATTTTTCAGTATTGATAGCGGTGCTGCTGTCGTGGGCACCTCATTTGAAGTGGAAGTAACTGCTGGAGCAACTCAATACATCATTGGACTGCCTAATGATGTGGTATTAGGCGGTGGAATCAGCACAAATTATTTGAATTTTGCTAATGGAGCCACATTTTCGGGAAACTCTTCAGGAGTAACTCTTTCTAATACTTTGAATGTTTCGGGTGATCTAAATATAGCAGGACGACTCCTCGTAGATGGAGTCATTGTCAGCAAATCAGGATTCAGTGGATTTACTGGAAACGGTATAGTTGAGCCAGTAACTGATGTAGACCTAGACGGAGGAGAATTCTAAAATGGCAATTATCCGTATAAAACGATCAACAGGAACCAATTTACCATCAGGTCTTACCTTTGGCGAGTTGGCGTTTGTGCAAGGCAGTGGAGCCACCGCAAATCGTTTGTATATTGCAGGTAGTTCAGGTGGAACCGCATGGGTTGGCGCAGAGATTCTCAATTCTCCCGTCTATTGGAGTGGACTAACTGCACAAACCACTCTTGCAACCGTTTCTGCAACCGAAAACCGAATCGTTGCTGGTGGTGGTGTAACATTTGCATCAGATATAACAGTAAATATTAGTGCAGGTAAGTATTTTGGAAAGTATACTCGCGGAGACATTATTCCCGCAACAGGAAAAACTGTTAAAGAAGTGGTAGAGTTGTCACTTAGTGAAGTAATTGCTCCAACTATGAGTCTTACCACAGTGGGTCAATCTGTTACTTTCGGACAGACATCTGGATCTCTCAGCATTACTGTGGGATACACCATTAAAACCGCAGGAGCAAGCGCAGCAGGTTCTACACTAGAGTTTAGGTACGGAAGTGGAACATGGACAACCCTTTCTTCTGCTCTCAAGGACGATGCCAAGGGAACAGATGTAGCGTACAGTTCTGTATTCGCGCACACCACATGGAATCGCAGTGTTGATGCGGAATCAGGTGGTGGCTACTCAACCACGGCATTAAACTACCGATACACCGTTCATGACACATTCGGTGCAAGCGCATCCGCAACAGGAACCATAGGTGCAGGAGGAGCAGTACTTCCTAGTGTATCATTTGCTGCTGGAATAACTGCACCCACATTGAGAACGGGTTCATTCGCTGCGCCAAGCGGAACAGAAACACACACATTCCGAGAAAAGGGAAACACATTCACAACAGTAAATTTTGTTGTTAGTAGAGCAAATTCATATGTTCCCCTTACAAACTATGTGTTACAGGCTCAAGAACTAGTAAATAATTCCCTTGGTGGATGGACAACAATAAAGAGTGAGGCTATCTCAGGAAATCCTGGAACGGTTACTAAAGGATTAACATACTCTCCATCTGCAAGCGGAGCAAGTCTTGACCAATTGCAGTTCCGTGTAAGAGTAAATGATCAGTACAACAATACTCTTGGAACAACTACAGATAGTGCAACACAAACTGTGTATTTTGATTACATGATATTCTTTGGAGCAACCACAAATGTTCCCACAACATCAGCCGATATTCGCGGACTGTCTTCAGGAATTATAGCAGGAAATCCCGCAGTGTTTGGTAGCGGTGGCGGTGGAACTTCAATCAGCAATCCGTTTACGGGATTGGTTGGAGGAGCAAACAACAAGTTTATTGTTGCCCTCCCCGACTCTGTTACTCCGACCACGATAGTTGATAGTGCTACATTCGCAGATGTTAGTCCTTCGTTTATTCTAAGCGCAACCCTAACTGCTGTAAATGACAGAAGTGGTTCACCAAAGAATTACAATGTTTACATTATGGACAACACCAATCCATATAACGATTCTAGAACTCATACTGTAACACGAACGGGATCGGTTTCACAGCCGTAAACAACTATGCCTCTCCACATATACACACCTGGCGTAAAAGTTCCGAGCGGTTTAGAACCAGTAAATCCCATTCCAGTTGACTCTTGGTCTGGTCCTTATGTTGGTAGTTCCACTGCTGCTGCTATTTCACTGGCAAACAGCACAATTCCTGCTTCCCTGCGATTCTTGTCACTTGAAGCACGAATTCTTGCTCCCGATCCAGACAATGCTGGTCAAACTCTTGCATACAAGTACTGGTATCGTGGAAGTACAGCAAATGATGGACTTGTAGAATTCTCTTCTGCTTCTTCCACTTCCACTGGTTCTGGTGTAACACTAGCAGTTGCTGGCGCAGGAATTGTGCTGTCTCCCGCAGGAGGAACAGGAACAGTTACATTCATCAATAATGGTGTGTTGTCGTTCAACGGCAATACAGGTGCTGTTACAGGTGCATCGCTTGGTGCAAACACCTTTACGGCAAGTCAAACAATTTCGGGTTCATCTGCTTCCTTAACAGTTACAAACACTAACAATACTGCGACTTCAGAGTATACTAGCAGCGGTATAAATGTATCTTATGGTCCTGGTTCACAAACGATAGCGTATGGTCTTTCAGTTCCTGGAAATACTGTAACATTTCCTGCATATTCAACAGTACTTGCAGGACTTGCAGGAACACAGACCTTCAGTGGAACAAATACTTTTACTGCAATTTCAAATTTTAATGCAGGTATCACTACAGCATCCATCTACTCTTCCACAGGATCCACATTTGCTGGAACCCTAAAAGTAGTTGGCGGAGCCACCTTTGATGCACGAGTTGATGTTGGTGGTGTTCTTGAGGTTGCTGGTGGTGTCACATTAGAACACACTCTTAATGTGACTAGTGTGGCTAAATTCCATAGCAATGTTATTCTCGGCGATGAGATTACGGATAGCATAACCGCAACAGGAACTTTTCTAGGTCTAACTTCTAGTGGTCTGCTTATAGCAAATGCAGGTATTACTACAGCATTCATCTACGCTTCTACAGGTTCTACTTTTGCTGGAACCCTGAAAGTAGTTGGTGGAGCAACATTTGACTCTACTACGGATCATGGTGGTGTTGCACGATTTACCGCAGGACTCACTACTTCCTCCCTTGATGTTCAGGGTGTTTCCAAGTTTGCAGGTGGAGCAACATTCGCTTCGTCTGCTAATTTTGCTGTGGGTCTTACCTCTAGCGGAGATGTGGTTGTTGGTTCTGCTGGCACCGTACTCAAGACAAACGGCGATGTCACCATTGGTGCCACCCTCACGGTGAACGGCAACTTCTTTGTTGCAGGAACACTGACCACGGTTAACCAAACCACTCTTCAAATTGACGACAAGACTATTACTCTTGGTAGAACCCTTGACAATGATAATCTTGCAGACGGCGGCGGACTGATTCTGAACGCGAATACAGACAGAACACTCCTCTGGAATTCAGTCAGTGATGCGTGGACTAGCAGTGTTAATTATAATGTTGCCACTGGATACGGCTACAAGATAAACAACACCACAGCCCTTGCTTCAGGCATGGTTCACGGGTTGAGTGCTTCGGCAGGAATAATTACTGGTGGTACATGGCAAGGAAACTCAATTGGTCTTGCCTACGGTGGAACAAACAAGGATCTTGCTGCTGTGGGTGCCTCTGGTGGTGTGGTGTACAAAGACGGAACAGGACTAACGATTACCGCTGCGGGAACAGTTGGTCAGATTCTCCAAGCAAACAGCAGTGGTGCACCTGTATGGGTTAACACTACTTCCCTCACAGGAATCACAGCCGACAGAGTTAAAACCAACGACACGAATTCGGGCATATACTACCTTACATTCGTGGCGGGTGCTTGTGCTTCCACAGATCTGCTTGTTGATACCGCCGCAGGAGTAACTTACAATGCTGCATCGGGTGTACTGTCTTGTGTACAGTTGGAAGCACTTGTTGACGGTGGTACATTTTGATCACCTAGTTTAATCGCCTAGATAGAGTGAAAGGCTTTACTATGAACGAACCAAATTACAATGAGACTGTTGTGATTCCGTTGCTTCAGAAGAAGTTTCAGGAACTCACCAACGCAAATCTAGTATTGGAGGCTAATCTTCTTGTGGAAAAGGAGAAAAATGCCTATTTACAAAAGCAGATAGCGTACATTCGTGGCGACACACCACCAAAGAAAAAGAAAAAAGATGACTTGGTGATAGACGGCAACGCTGTCTAAAATATTTAATGGCACAAATAATCACAAAATATTCAACGACTTCTAGCACTTCGCCAGTTGGCTTGACCACTGGCGAGTTGGCTGTGAATATTTCAGACAAAAAACTGTATGTTGGTGGTGCAGCAGGATCGGTAGGATCGGTAAGTCTGTCTGATTCGTATGTAACCTCGTTTAATGGTAGAACAGGTGCAGTTCAGGGTGTGTCTGCCGCTAACGGACTTACAGGTGCTGTTACATGGGCAGCGGGTACAGGTCTAGATGTTTCTTCTGGTGGTGGAGCCATTACCTACGGAATTGGTGCGGGATTCGCACTGCTACGCTCTGTTGGAAACACAGCCGCCTTGGATAATATATCTAATCCGAACATTGGTGACTTGGTGTTTGTGCAGGATCGAGGAACTTACTACTACTGGGATTACTACGCCGCAGGAGGGACACTCGCGTGGATTAACATTAGTTTAATTTCAAGTGCACTGCAAGGAGATCTGAACGGTGACGGATCCGTTAATGGTGCAGACCTCGGCATTTTGCTTAATAGTTGGTCTGTACTATCTGGTAGCAATTCCTTGACTATCGGTGTTAAAGACGGCATAACAGGTGCTTTTAAAATATTTGCAGATGGAAGTGGCAATCCCAAGAAGCAAGACATGGTTGTGGTGTCAACCGAAGGCTTGACATCAGAATTCTCAGTAAACACAGACGATATTTATCTTACGGGAGTAGTTCATATAAATGGAGAGGGTGAAGAGATTGCACTCGAAGTCTTAAATGGAAGCACTCATGTTGGCAATTTGGTAGTGGGTTCAGGAATTGATTTATATAGTGGTTTAAATATTATTAGTGGTGGCATATCGGGTGGATTTATAGACGGCGGGACATTTGTATAATTACCTATATAGTAACAGCATACTTTACTAGTAACTTTTAAGGACACTACATGGCAACTCAACTAACTTTCCGCAGAGGCACATCCGAACCAACTCAAGCATCAGGGCTGACTCTTGGTGAACCAGCGTTTAATACCGCGCTGAGTACTTTCCATATTGGACGAGGAGCAGGTGTCACGGCTGCTTGGGTTGGTGCACAAATCAGTGGTCTGTCTACGGGGATTGCTGCGGGACTTACCTTGCAGGTTCCAACCATGTCTGCGGTTAAAGACTATGTTGCAAGCACCACATCTGGTGTTGCCACTCTAAACAGTTTAACAGGTGCAGTTACCATTGTTGGTGGCACTAATATTGGAGTTACCAGTGCTAGTGGAAGTATTACTGTTACGAACTTGGGTGTGCGAACCTTTAACGGACTCACTGGTGCACTTCAAGGTGTGTCTGCTGCTGTTGCAGGAACAGGCATCTCCGTATCAGGTGCAACAGGCTCTGTTACCATTACAAATATTGGTGTTCAATCTTTCAACGGAAACACAGGTGCAGTCACAGGAGCATCGCTTGGTGCAAACACCTTTACCGCACTCAACACATTCAACGCAGGTATTAGTGCTGCTGGTGGTGTGACTTTTGCGGGTGACATTGCAGTCAATGGTGGTGATATCATAACCACAAGTGCTACTGCAACGGTATTCAACACAACTGCAACCACATTGAGTATTGGTGGTGCTGCTACTACTTTGGTAATGGGTGCTACTACTGGTGATGCCGCAATACGGAATCCTACTTTGACATTAGGCGATACGGGTGCTGCTATCATTAAAGCAAAAAATGGAGGACTTCTATTACAATCATCAACTGGCACATCTCCGAGCGGCAGTCTACCAAATATTACAATAGATAATACTGAGAACGGTCTTGGTTTTGTAAGTATTATGGGTGGTAATCTATACCTTGGCTATAAACTAGATAATGTTGCCGCGACAACGCCAGTAAATATAGTGTTTGAAGGAGCAGACACTGACGAATTTGAAACCACATTAACTGTAGACAACCCAACAGCAAATAATACAATCGCCTTACCTAATGCTTCTGGTACTGTTGCACTCACAAGCCAGTTGATGGGGGCAGTGAACGGCTCAACGGCTGCAACCAATGCAGTGACTTCTTTCAACGGACGCACGGGTGCGGTTACAGGTGCATCACTTGGTGCAAACACCTTTACTGGACTCAACACATTCAACTCAGGTATAACCACATCGTCCATCTACTCTTCCACAGGATCCACTTTCGGTGGAACTCTGCAAGTAAACGGTGGAACAACACTTGGTGCACGAGTTGATGTTGGTGGTGTTCTTGAGGTTGCTGGTGGTGTCACAATGGAATCCACTAGTGATCATGCTGGTGCTGCCAGGTTTGCTTCAACAGTTGTTTCTACAGGTTCAGTAACCGCGAATGGTGGATTGACTGCTTCCACCCTTGATGTGAGTGGTGCTGCTCGTTTGGCTAGTACACTTGCTGTTACTGGTATTCTGACACAAACAGGAGGTGCTACCTTTGCATCCACCACTGATCATACGGGTGCTGCCAGATTTGCTTCAACAGTTGTTTCCACTGGTTCAGTAACTGCCAACGGTGGATTGACTGCTTCCACACTTGATGTTTCGGGAGCGGCTCGTACCACAGGAGATGTTACTGTTGGTGCAACTCTAACAGTCAACGGAAACTTCCAAGTTTACGGAACGCTTACTACTGTTAACCGCACAGACCTAAACATTGACGACAAAACCATCACGATGGGTCGCACCCTTGCAAATGATGCTCTTGCAGACGGCGGTGGTTTAAGCCTGTCGGGAACTGCTGCTCGTACATGGACATGGAGCAATACTCGTTCAGCATGGGAAAGTAATCAAGGCGTAAATGTTGCTTCAACTTACGGGTATGCCGTAAACGGTACAAGTGTTCTTACAAGTAATACACTGGGCAGCGGTGTTACTGGTTCTAGTCTTACCAAAGTTGGAACACTGACAACAGGCGTATGGCAAGCCACAGCGATTGGTGCAACCTACGGTGGTACGGGAATTATTTCATACACCATTGGTGATGTGCTGTACGCAAACGGCACAAGTTCTCTTGCTAAACTTACTACTACCACGGCAGGATATCTGCTGTCGGCAAACGGTGCTGGTGCTGCTCCTGAGTACAAGCAGTTGCTTGTTAAAGACGGTGGCGGAACCTCTATTGCCACGGTCACTTCTGGATCAGGAACTCTTAGTGCTACTATTCAGTATGCCACGGCATCACTCAAGGGAGTTGCATCGTTTGATAACACTAACTTTACTGTTAGTACTGGAGCAGTTACGATTACAGGAGTAGACGGTGGCACTTACTGATTGAAAATATTACAGTGGTTGGGTAGCAGAGCGTAAAGGCTCTGCTGTCCACATACATACTACAGCCTCTTGAAAGGAGATATATTATGGAAAGCAAGAACCCGAACGAAACTATTTTGATTCCCCTTCTAAACAAGCGACTCACTGATCTTGTTGTTGCAAATATTTTAACTGAAGCCAAGTTACTGTACTGCGAAGAAGAGAAAACAGAACTAAAAACACTGTTGGAGAAAGAGCAGACTGCGGCAAAGCAGTTTGTTGAAGACAACTCATCTGCTTTCTCCAAAGCACTGCAAGAGCAAACACAAAGCATTCGTGATACCTGTGAGCAGGAAAAAAATGCTGTGCAACAGGCTGCTGAACACAGCAAGCAAGAAATTGCTAAAAATTGGGCGCAAGAACTTGCAACCCAAACAGGAAACCTGAATGCAAGGATTAGTGCCTTAACGGCAGAACTCCAATCATCCAATCAAATGGTTAGTTCTCTTCGCAAAGAGATCGAGGAGTTAACGGTACCAGTCGTTGTTGTGGAGGAAAAAACTACCCCACAACCGAAGCGAAACAGCAAAAAACTGGCTCCTGCAATGAGTAGTGATACCTACTAAATAGGGGTAGGAGAATTTACATTGGCAACACAAATTCAAATCAAGCGTGGCTCTACCACTCCAGCAGGACTAACTGTTGGCGAAAGTGCCATGAACACGAGCACCAACCAAATCTACTTGGGTGGAACGGGTGGAACTGTTTTGGTTGGTGGACAAGTCACGGGTGGTGTAGACATGGGTGCAGGTTCGGCTGTTTCTGCCAATCGCATTCCCACACAGAGTGGTGTCTACAACTATGTTCGCAATAGTACTGTTACTTCGTTTAATGGACTCACAGGAGCCGTGGGTGGTGTGTGTGCAGCGCAAGCAAACACCTTTACCGCACTACAGACATTCACGGCAGGTATTTCCGCTGCGGGTGGCATGACGCTTGACGGCGGCAAGGTGTGGCACTCCCTAAATGACGGAATCACATCTGGTCTTGATGCAGGATTGGTTCACGGCGTGTGTGGTTCTAGATTCTTGGAGAACCTACAGACAGGTCTGCTGTACGGTGGACTCATTAGTGTGAACGCAGGAAATACTGCACAAGTGAATATTACCGCAGGTGCAGGAATGGTTGTTTCTCCTGGAGCATCACTCACAGCATACCCCATTCCCACAGTTACACCTGTTACATGGGCAGCAAAAACAGGGGTCACCCTTGCTGGATTGACTAGTAGTGACGAAACATGGCTTGCTATTGATAGCAGTGGCAATCTTGTACAAACGCTTGTTGCATTTACTGATGCACAGTACTCTTCACAGATTCCCCTTGGCGCAGCACTTCACTCGTCGCGCACAAACATTCAGTTGATCAAGGGATATCCCCATGTTTCATATGGGCAACCAGAGCAGTTTGATCCGTTTATTCGTGCATTCGGAAACTTGAAACTATCGGGACACGAAATCTCTGCAAACGGAGCAAACCTAAATGTGAATCGCAGCGCAGGAAAAGCGTATGCGATGGGAAGAAACTACAGCAACGATCCAAACAATCCCAACATTGTTACCGATACGAGTGCTGCTCCTGCAACTGGAATATATCGTTTCTATCGCAACGGAAGTGGTGCATTCACTACCGTTATCAACTCAGCAATTGATCCAAGCAAGTACGATAACGGAACAGGCACTCTTGCCACCACCACTTCTGCAAAGTTTACGATTCAGCGACTGTTCTATCTGCCTGATCAGCCAACTTTGTTGGGTGTGTATTACGGAAGACAAGAGTACAATTCCATTGCGGATGCACAGGCAAACATTCCATTTGAATCGTTTTCCGAAAGTGAGTCTACGGCAACACAGGGCATTTTCTGTGGATGGCTCATAGTTCAAGGAAACTGCACAGCCTTAAACGACACAGCCGATGCCAAATTTGTTAATGCAGGGCTGTTTCGAAACACTGCAAATATTGGTGGTGGTGGTCTTGCAATTGCGTCTATTGACGACTTGAATGATGTTACAACAACCACACCATCCAACAACCAAGTGCTTCGATGGAACAACGGCACAGCACAGTGGGTAAACAGTGATGTTTCTTCCTTGGCTGTTTCGTCCTTTAATGGACTCACTGGCGCAGTTACAGGTGTCACGGTGGGTGGTGCAAACACCTTTACAGCACTCAATACTTTTAATGCAGGTATCTCTGCTGCGGGTGGTGTAACCCTTGCAGGAACCCTCCAAGGAACGACAGGATCATTCTCTAAACTGCTGACTCTTTCTGATGGATTGAGTGCTGCGGGTGGTTTTACAGTTGGTAACGATATTTCTGTTTTTGGTATTAGAGTTGGCAGAGGAAATCGAGGTGCTTCCGCAGGAGGAGATACAAATCTTGCTGTGGGAGCCAATGCTCTTAAATCTGTTATTCCAAATCCAGGCTCATATGCAGGAATACAAAATTTAGCATTCGGAACGAGTGCATTAGAATTGACGACATCAGGTGGATATAATTCTGCATTTGGTACTGAGGCATTATATACCAATACTAGTGGTAATGGTAATATTGCTTTCGGTGTTCATGCACTAAGACTAAACACATCTGGAGCAGAGAACTGTGCTTTTGGTGGTGGACCAATGTATCAGAACACAACTGGTGGATACAATACTGCCATTGGAAGTTTAGCATATTATTACAAAAGTACAGGCAGTTATAATGTTGCCGTAGGATTTCAGGCAGGATATAATTTTGGTACTCCAAGATCTGGTAGTAATGTAACATCTGCAACTAACTGCACACTAATCGGTACTTATGCTACTCCTTTGACCAGCGGATCAACAAATGAAATTGTCATTGGTTATGATGCAATTGGTAAGGGCAGTAACACGGTTTCGATTGGAAACAGTTCAATTACTGCTACACACCTAACAGGACTTGTAAATATTTCTTCTGGTCTGAGTGCAGCAGGTGGTGCAACCCTCGGTTCACGAGTTGATATTACTGGTATTCTTGATGTTGTTGGTGGTGCCACAATGGAATCCACTCTTGATGTGGTGGGTGTTTCTAGATTTGCTGGTGGCGTGACTTTTGCAGGAACACTTCAAGGAACAACAGGCTCATTCTCTAAACTGCTGACTCTTTCCAATGGATTGAGTGCTGCGGGTGGAGTAACATTTGCAGGTGATATTGCAGTCAACGGTGGTGATATTACTACTACAAGTGCCACTGCAACTCTTTACAACACAACTGCAACTACTGTAAATATCGGTAATGCTGCTAGTACAGTAGGTGTAATGGGTGCAACAGCAGGTGCTAGATTGAACATTGGATCTAATTCTTATGTTAAAACTGGTTCTAAAAATACAACCACTACAACAAAACAAGAGATTTTTTCGTATATAGCGGTAGCACCACCCCTTGCCGACACATATTTTGCTGACATAATTATTACTGCCAACTACGGTGGTAGTATTGCTGGTAGTATTAGTTCACAAATTACAAAAATGTTAGTTGCTACCTCTTATAATACAGCCATAAACCATACAGAATATGGAAATGTCAATACTGCTGGAAATTTGGCAGTATACACCGCTGAAATATCTGGAAATAATGTAATCATCTACGCAACACCCACTTCTTCGAGCCCAGTCTACCCAACGGTATTTAATACTTATGCTACTCTTATAAAAGGATCTCTGGGTGCTAACACCGAGGAATAATAATGGCTATACAAAGATTTAATGCCGTAGGTGGATACTCAACAGGACTCACCGCAACTGCCGTGATTGATGACACTGGTAATATTACTGGTGTTGGTGCAACATTCACAGGAACCTTTAGTGGTGCAACAGGATCATTCTCTAAACTGCTGACTCTTTCTGGTGGATTGAGTGCTGCTGGTGGAATTACATTCTCAAGTGCAATAGTATTGCCAATCAACGCTGCTCCCGCAATCACAATTGGAACTCATTCAACAAGAAATCTTATTCTGTCATGCGTTGATAGTGCGGGACTCATAGAAGTAGGAGGAAATACATCAGCATCACTAACAGTTCGTCAGGCAAGTGGTGGGGCTGTTGTAATTGGTGGAGGAATGGGCAACGCATATCTTTCAATATATGATGAAACTGGTAATGCCTATTTACAAAGCACAAATCTATTTATTGGAGATGGTGATGGTGTGGCAAATGGTAACTACATTCATATTGATGATGCGTCTACGACCATCACCGCTATTTGTGGTAGTTTTGGTGTGAGTGGTCGTCTTGATATGAATGGGGGATACTCCGAAGCGGGTGCCACGGCTACACAGGCAACAAACACCATAACATTTAATGCTGCTTCAGGAAACACACAAAAATTTGTTCCTAGTGCAGTGACCAATACCGTTAATTTTACTAATATAAACACCACCCCAACACAGTGCACATCCGCAACTCTAATATTCCTGCACGGTGCAACTCCTTACGGACTTACTACGGGAACATTCTCTGTGCAACTAGCGGGAGTAACCAAAACTGTGAAGTGGTCTGGCGGATCTGCACCAACGCTAACAAACACTGCAAACAAAACAGATATTCTTAACTTCCTGACATATGATGGTGGAACTACTTGGCTTGGATTTGTTGGAGGTCTGAATTTCTAATGTTTCCATCAAAGGTAGGTTTTCACTCCTCTATTCTTACTCCGAGGCTGACCAGTACTCTTGTGGCTTTGAGCAGAAGCGTAAACAATTACGGTACGATTGGGTATGTTCTCATCGGTAACATAAACAAGCGTGAAAGATTTTTCGTAACAACAACGAATGCTAACATTACAGTTCAAATAGAAACTACAAGCACATCAGCAAATCCCTTTTTTGTGATTACAGGAACAAATGCGTTTGCTACTCCTATTGAATTAAAAATCAACAATGGAGAGTATATTCATATTGGTGTAAAAGGATCCGTTGTAGGTACTGGAACTTTATCCTTGCGTTCAAATAGTTCTACAGGAACAGTTTTGGCAAGCGTTGCATACACCGTTATCACTGGTGGCAGACCCTAAACCAAATAATCATCCGAATATTTCTCTTGTAGAGAAAGACAATTTGAACCTTGACTAAATTTCTTCTTACGGTATAAATAATAGTATGACTACCCACCACCACATCACAGAAACACCAGAAATTCGTCTTCAGAATGACATTAGTGCAATGTACGACAGTGTAAATTTGATAAACGAATTAATAGCAAACAATCAACATTCTGATGAAATCCATGATACTATTAGCAGAAATGTAGATCATCTTGGTGTTATGTTAACCCGACAAAATATCATAGACAATAACACAGTCACCACAGATTTTGATGCTGCCATTACGAATGGTAATCTATTTATTGTCTAGGTTGTGGTCTTCACTACTTTGCACTAAACGCAAAACCAAATAATCATCCGAATACTTTAGAGGGGCGAAAGCCCCTCTTTTTGTTATAATTCGCTCTACATACTCTACCTAATCAACACAGGAGTTCGCTATGAAATCACTTCCCACGCTGTACCAATCGTTTATCCACCTGTCCCGCTATTCCCGTTGGCTTGACACCGAAGGGCGGCGTGAGTCATGGGAGGAAACAGTTGACCGCTATTTCCGCTTCTTTGATGAACACTTTGCGGAAAAGGGTGTAAAACTAAATAAGACTATACGCGATGAGTTGCGTGATGCAGTTTTAAATTTGCAAGTAATGCCTTCTATGCGTTCTCTAATGACCGCAGGAGAAGCACTGAAGCGTGACAACACGGCAGGATACAACTGCTCGTATGTTGCCGTAAACAAGGTTCGTGCCTTTGATGAGATTCTGTATGTTCTCATGTGTGGCACAGGAGTCGGCTTTAGTGTAGAAAGGCAGTATGTTGAAAAACTTCCTACAATTGCTGAAGAGTTTACACAAAGCGATACGCTCATTGTGGTCAAAGACTCCAAAGAAGGTTGGGCAAAAGCCTACCGCGAGTTGGTGTCCCTACTTATTGGAGGTCAAATCCCCCGATGGGACACCTCTAAAATTCGTCCTCTTGGTGCGCGTCTCAAAACTTTCGGTGGACGCGCAAGTGGACCGCAACCACTGGAAGACCTCTTCCGATTTACCGTCAGTACTTTTAAGAAGAGTGCTGGCAGAAAACTCACATCTATCGAATGCCACGACATTATCTGTAAGATTGCGGAAATTGTCGTGGTCGGCGGAGTGCGTAGATCTGCTCTTATCTCTCTCTCGAACCTCACCGATGAGCGAATGCGTGATGCTAAAGTGGGGCAGTGGTGGTTGGAAAACCCACAGCGAGCGTTAGCCAACAATTCGGTTTCATACAAAGAGAAGCCAGAGATTGGCGTGTTCATGGAAGAGTGGCTGTCACTCTACAAGTCCAAGAGCGGCGAACGCGGCATCTTTAATCGTCAGGCTGCACAGAAAACTGTGGAGAAACTTGGTGATCGCCGTGACCCTACCTACGAGTTCGGAACCAATCCGTGTTCAGAAATCATTCTGCGTGACAAGGAGTTCTGCAATCTGAGCGAAGTTATTGTTCGTGCAGACGATACTCCTGAAACTCTAAAGCGCAAGATTCGTCTGGCTACAATTCTTGGCACATGGCAAGCCTCTCTCACCAACTTCCCGTACTTGTCAAGTGAGTGGAAGAAGAACTGCGAAGAAGAGTGCTTGCTTGGTGTTTCTCTTACAGGCATTCTTGACAACAAACTCATGCGTGATCAGGGTGCTGAATTGGAAAGACTGCTTGCGGGTCTTCGTGCCACTGCTGTTGAAACCAACAAGGAGTGGGCAAAGAAGATTGGTATTAATCCTGCTGCTGCGATTACTTGCGTGAAGCCTAGTGGAACGGTGTCTCAGTTAACTGATTCCGCAAGCGGTATTCACGCTCGTCACAACGAGTACTACATTCGTACTGTTCGTGCAGATCGCAAGGATCCCATGTGTCAGTTTATGATCGACAAGGGTTTCCCTGCTGAACCGTGTGCCATGCGTCCTGATCACACAATGGTGTTCTCGTTTCCGCAGAAGGCAGTGGGATCGGTGACTCGCACAGACTTGACTGCTATTGCTCATCTAGAGTTGTGGCTCACCTATCAGCGGCACTTCTGTGAACACAAGCCGTCCATCACCGTGACTGTCAAGGAGTACGAGTGGATGGCGGTGGGTGCGTGGGTGTACGATCACTTTGATGAAGTGTCAGGTGTGAGTTTCTTGCCCCACTCCGATCACACCTATGTTCAGGCTCCGTATCAGGACTGCACCAAGGAAGAGTACGAAGCAGCAGCAGCAAAACTGCCCCTGTCTATTGATTGGAGCGAGTTGACAAAGTACGAAAAGGAAGACACTACCAAGGGCACACAAACCTTTGCGTGCAGTGCTGGCTCGTGTGAAGTAGTAGACTTGACTAATTAAAAAATCTGGACATTTTTACTCGACAGCCTCTTCTAAATAATAGTATGAAGAGGCGCGTAGTCCAATCTCTTCTGCTGGCTCTAGCACTCGTCTTGCTGCAAGCCTGTGTTCAAGATATAACTGCCGCTGCGCCGAAGAGCGTGGAGCCGCCGAAGAGCGGGGCAGTCGATCCAATGGCAGAAGCCCCTGTGGAGACTCAGTTCTTCATGAGGGGTTTCTCGCCGTTGGCGGCAGACGAGGAAGCCGCTGTGGGGCATCTAGAGGGCGAGAACGGGGAGGTAATAGGCAGTGCGGTTCTCATTGCTCCCGATGAAATTCTTACCGCAGGACATTGCCTAGACGATACGGGGGCAGCGTGGTTCTCCACTGGCAACCACTGCTACAGAATAATTAAACACACCACCCATCCGTTTTATAAAATTGGTGACACCATGCTGTACGATGTGGCGGTGGCGTGGCTAGAGGAACCCTGCGGTGTTCAACCCCTTCGTGTGGTGACAGCACCCCATTATTTCACTCGTACCGAACCACTCACCGTTATAGGATTTGGTGGGGGCATTAAGCGTAGAAGCAATCCCAACACATTCCACTACTTTGGAACGGTGGTGGAAGACCCCACCTACTTCAAGTTTATTCCCTTTGAAGGCACCGTTTGGTTTGGTGACTCAGGTGGTGCAGTCATAGATGCCAACGGAGTACTTGTAGGGATTGTGTCATCATTTACTATATTCAACGGTCACCTGTACGAAAACTCCGCAACTCGTTTGGATCTCGTAAGCGATTGGATCGCAGAACAGAAGGGCAAATGAAACTCACCCAAATTCAGCGTGTGCTTCTTGGTGCTTGCAGTTTTTTAGTTGGTGTTTTACTGGCTCGCGCAGTAGGTTTCTAGTATTGCACCATAAATACTTACATGATACTAGCGGGAATAGATTACTCATTGTGTGGACCAGCCGTGTGCCTGTTCAAGTCGAACGCCACGGGGAAATTTTCATACAGTGGATGCTCATTTTTTTTCCTTACTGAGAACAAGCGGCAATCGGAAATTCGTTGCATGAATGTGTTTGGTGAGCGGCTGAGTGATTGGAACTCAGACGAACACCGCTACGAAAGCATTGCAGATTGGGCTGTGGACATTGTAATGGGCTGTTCCCATGTGGCTCTTGAAGGCTACGCGTACTCCGCTAGTGGCAGAGTGTTTCAGATTGCCGAGAACACAGGCATCTTAAAATATAAACTGTACCTGTTAAGCATTCCTGTTACGGTGATTCCTCCCACCGAAATAAAGAAGTTTGCCACAGGCAAGGGCAATGCAGACAAGAACGCCATGTACGCGGCGTTCTCGCATGAAACAGGAGTTAATCTAAAGTCGGTGCTGACACCAAAACGAGCAGACTCAGTGAGTCCTGTTTCGGATATTGTTGACTCGTACTACATCTGCAAGCGAATGTTTGAATCGCTTCCTGAAGACTTGCGCTGCGAAACCGATTAAGGAGTCGGCAAGTCTACGGTGTTTGGAGTTGATACGGGAGCAGCCTTTGGAGTTTTGGGGGCAGCGTTGTCTCGCTTGCGACCAAAGAATTCCTTCCACGCCCACGCCACAACCAAGAACACAATGGGAAGATACCACAAGATCCATCCCCAATTGCCGACAATCTTGTCGCCGCTCAGGATGTCGTGCTTGAGTTTCAGCATAACAGGACTGTCTGATGTGGTATCAGGAATAATAATGGGGGAGGTGTTGCATCCCGCAAGGAAGAGCAAACAAAGAATATAGTTTAGTTTAGACATGGCTTCTCCTTTAAGACTTGTTTGAAGCAGCGGCTGAACCAAAGTAGAAGCCTACAATGCTCACCAAGATTTGACGAGTTTCAGACGCAAACAAGAATCCGTTGATCTCAACAAAATACTTGCGGGTTGATTGCGGAATAAGTCCAAACAGCCCTTCGGGTGTGGTAGCGTCTACTTCAACGAATGTGGGCAGACCAAAGAACGGCAGAATGAACGGAGCCAGCATAGTAGCAAACAGCACTGCAAGAACAATGAGTTGGCGAATGCCCCTACCCACATCCATAGGAACACGCTGTGCTGCCTTGTCTTGGTTCTCTGTGGTCTGCTTGTTGGCAGCAATAAGCCGCTCAAAGATTTCTTTTTGATCCTGACTCTTCTGAGCCATGTAACGAAACAAGAATCCTGTAGCCGCTCCTCCAACCAATGAAATCAATTCGGTACTAATCATTTCAATCTGCCTTTCTATAGCACAACTGCACTACTCTTTATTTAGGCTTCATCTTCTTCCTACGAGCAATATTTGATTTGAGTCTTGGGTTGCCAGGCGGCATATCAGGGGGCAAACCTGCAATGCTGCCGCCTCCTGCGGTGTTTGTGGGTGGCGGCGATGCCATTGGGGGTGGAATTTCTTCGGAAATAAACTTTGAGAATTTTTTGATTGTAGACATGGGTTTCCTTAACGACCAATAGGTGTTCCTGAACCTGATACTATACCTGATGCTGGAGAACTCAAAGACGATATTGTATACACAGGAGGAATTGCTGATTTAGTAATCAACCAAACTCCACGAGTTCCTTCAATTCCTTTTCGGGAAGTTCCAGGATAAGTATGCTCAGGAACTGCACCACCAGGTATAACAAGTCTGTCTGGTATGTCTGCTCTTGCAGTTTGTCCGAGTATAACAGTTTCATATAATCCCATAAGTCCTGGTCGTGCAGTCATTCTCCACAAATATGAACCTGCCATTGGTCCTCTATTCAGTTGACCACCCGAAGTAAGTACAGGAGAATCGTATGGAAAGGGATTCGTTGTAACACATCTTACGCTGCTGTTTCCACTTATAGTTCTCCACGCTTCAAGCACTTTGTGGATAATAATAGTCTGACCATCACCAGCACCGTCTTCACTGGATGCACTAGTACGAAACCATTGCAAATATTTTCCACTAGAAAGCAGCAGATGATAAGCGTGTTCGTAGAAATATCGGGGATCCATACTCCATTGTTCATGACTGACTTCTTGCCAAGGACCAACAAATGGAGCGTGTCCTTTTGTTGTCATCCACGGATTGCTACGAAGCATAGCCCGAATTTTTTGCATATCAAACAAGAAGCAGTGATACGAAGAATTACTGGTTGTGTGTTCAATCGTAAAGGTGGTTCCTGCAACTATTCCGTAATTACTCAATGATTCCAATACTGTTATAAATTTTTTACTACCAGCAGTAATTCCTCCAAGATTATTTCTAACAGTAAGTGGAACGGGGTTTGTTATGCCACTTGGATTCTGTACCCAAATGTAATCACCTGCAAGAGCAGTAAATCCTCCCCATGCAGTAAATCCAGTGGAAGTAGATGGAGTTGACTCAACGGTTGCTCCAACAGGAGGAGTCCATATAGTCCCTGTGTTGCCCCATCCAGAACCCTTGTCTCTTTGTGTGTCTGAACCATTATATCCAGTACCAGCAAGTCCTATTGCTGTTTTTGGATAAAACTTTCTGCGTCCATTAGGCATGATATAATAGTCTACCGCACCATTGCCCATAGGCAGTCCTGCCACACTTGAAATATAATTAGCGTAGTCTCCTACTGAATATGTTTGTCCGTTCAGGCAATGCTTTTCAGCATTGGTCGTAGGATTTGGAACAAATCCACTGTATAGTGCTGGATTTGTACTACCACCAAGTGCATTACCGTACATGGTAACAGAATTAATAGTTTTTTCTCCTGTTAACGACATCTGTATTTCTGGTCCTAGATTTGCGTCTACTGCAAATTCCATATTATCTGCATCAGCATTTCCTGTTCCGTACATATTGTATATTATACCAGCACTCATTCCATCAGAATATGCAATAGAACGATAGTGTCCCCAATACCATTCTGCAACGGTTTGATCCCATGCAAGCCATATCAGATAGTGATTAAAATTATTTATTGATCTTGCTTGATATCCCAAAATACCAGAACCCCGTTCGGTAGCAAAATATGGAAAATTGGGTGTTGCACCAAAGGCTGCTGCTCCATGAGCATAAACAATATCCACAGCATGAGATAGTCCTATCATGGGAGTAGCACCTTGTGCCGTGACTCCTGTTACATTCCACCGCTTACACATCTTTCCGTATATTTCCATGAATCTAGACGGGAATGTGGGGGAATCTGCGGTAGTTATTCCGCTTGTGGAGAACTGATATGTGGCAATGCGTGGATCACTTATCAATGCACGCAGCATTTCTGGATCAGCCCTGTTTACTAGTTTACTTTTTCTACTAGATCCAGAAGCGGATATTCCGTAATAGTCATATAAGAATTCAGAAGTAACACCAGATACTCCAAGTGCGCGATCTGGATCTGTTCCTGCAACAAATGCACCACTGGCTATTCCCGAATTTGTAATTACTTTATATTTAGTTGAAGTTCCCAGGTGGTACAGCGACATTGTTCCTGGAGCATTTTCGGAATCATCTTGAAAAATACCTGGTGTTACACCAGCAGCACCCAATGCACGAACAAGTTCATTCACAGCAATGCGTTTATCGTTTGCTTGTTCATCCGAAATAAGACCTAGTATTCGTCTGCTTGCAGGAAAGGTTGCTCCGCTATATGTGGTTCCTGTTGAGTAAAGATGACCATTAATACTTTCAGCGGCTACTGTAAATCCTGCATTTGTTACACCAGTGGGATAATGTACGCTGGTGTATGTAAACCCATCTCTAATAGCATAATGTTGTACAAGTCTTTCGCGTTGATCACTAGTAGTTACGGGAAGTATTCTGCAAGTAGAGCGAAACTCTACCATGCGTCTGGATTGTGGAACATTTTTTATGACTTTTGCCCATGCAGCAACACTTCCACCAAGCAATCCCGTTTCATTAATATATGTTGTACCCAAATCTCTTTGCATTACTCCCGAAAAATATCCAGAAGTTGCTCCAATATAAGTGCTTAGTATTGGAACCATAGATTTTTTTCCTGGCACATATCCTAATTCACCCGCCTGATTTATTAGTGTTTGATTTCCATCTACTCCATCTACCCAAGCCCAATGCGATCCGTACACATCGTAATCAAGATTGTTTATTGGTTCGGAAAGAGTGTATGGACTGTTCAAGTAGAACGACTGCCCTTGCAGCACCTCACCAAACACCATAAAGTGAATGCGCTCGGTGAGTCCGCTTTGGTAGATTACACCCTGCTGTGTCCACGAGTTGTCCGCAGGGTTTTGCTTTAGTGATTCAACACGGAATCCTGAAGTAGTTTTGTACTTGTTGTTTAGTCCTGCGCGAATCAACAACAGGGAGAACTCAGGAGTTGCCGCAGTAAGATTAGTTTCGGTGTTGGACTCGTACTCACCCGTTAGTATGGTGCAGTAGGTGTTCGATGTCATGGGAGTCACAAACGAAACATCAAACAAGGAGTTTGCTCCTGCTGATACGCCTTTCACATTGAATCCGTTTTCAATGTACGCGCTTACCGTGCTGCTGTTACCTTTGTTTGGTGGAATCACAATTGTTCCGTATGCCACTGCCTTGCGCTTGTCTGCTTTATTAAACAGAGAAGACGAGTAGGTGTTCCCCACCGTGCCAAAGCCTCCCGCACCAGGAACAAGCCGCTTGCGTGCGTCTTGGTTGCCTTTAGTACCAGTATAAGTAATTGGTTGTGTTCCAATTGGAGTAGAAACAAACTCCGTCACTAGGCTTCCTGGTTCTAGTTGTGCTCCCGCAATATAGTATCTGGCAGAAGCAGATGTGGCTGTGCCGCCCAATCCAGAGGCTAGACTGCCCTGTAGCCCAAGTTGAATTCCTTCTACGCTGGTACCAGTTATTTGAGTACCCGTGATAGAATATCGTTTCCAAGTATTAGTGAGTGTGAGCAGTGTTTTGCTACCGCCAACACTTCTAATGAATATCTGCTCTCCGCCTATCTCTCCCTTTATAAAAATGCTTGATGTCCACGGTGTTGATTTGAACCAAGCAGGAGTAGCAGCCGATTGAATTGCTACAGCAGTGACAGCATTGGCGGCAATATTTACGCTTTGGTTAACTTGATACGAATTGGGTATTCCTATTGGACCTGGCACTCCACTAGGAGGGAAGGTAGAAAGAGTACTGTCCACTATCCAATTTCCAACTTCTGGAGCACGCAGATTATTTTCTGTGGCAAGTGCAAACACTGCCACATTAGATCGAACTGCATACTCTTTGGCTGAGTCTCCTATGGTAGCAGTTCCGCCACCTGGATGAAATCCTGAGTAATTAAAGTTTGCTACTCGTATTCCTGCGGACTTGCCCTTGTCGGTAGCATTAAAAAAGTCTTCACCATTTTTTAAGATCTGCGGTCCGTATCCTGCATCGTAACCAACTTCGGGTGTACAAATCGTAACATACGCCCCACCGCCGAACTGTTCAGGATTGGAAAATGAAATTCCGTACACTCCTGCACTTACTCGATGGGTTCCCAAAATACCGTAACCATCGTTCACCGTGGGAGCCTTGTCCGTGTCGTACTGCATATTGATCCACGCATCACAGGTGGGAACAGTAGTAGTAGAAGAAGTAAATTGTGCTGCTGAACGAGAAGAAGTCATATTACCACCACCCTTATCTGAATAAGAGAATTAGACTCAAATGTTACGGCACGAACTTGGTTCCCATTCCCAGTAGCCAAGCCAACATTTCGCTTGGGAGTACCCAATCGTATCCAAAATGAAGTGGTTAGTTTTGGAAATTGGGTTGAGTTTAGTGCGTGAGTATATACTGGAATACTCGTACCAGCATTGTGTAGAAATTCAGCCTGTATAAAAATTTTATATTTGGTGTCCCGCATGGGAGTAATAAAAGAAAACTTTAGTGCCTTACCCAAGACATCACTAGCACCTGGAGAGATATGGTTAGACGGATCCAAACGAAGGTTGTATCCGTCTACGAAATTTGCACTATCCCACCTGTTGGTGGGTACGGCACCACTGAATACAGGAAGATGCGACACACCCGTATGACACCACGCCTTCACGGTGCTGTTTTGTGCAAAGAATGGAAGTTGCGGTGAGTTTGCCATTACAATTGCCTCAGAATCTGTGCTAGTTTGCCGTCCATCGGGATGTCCGAGACTACGATGCCGTCAAAAATCATCCGCTCATCTATGTATTCCAAATACAGGAGAACGGTCTTCAGTGCAGGGTAGATGTCCGCTTCCAATTTGTGAAACAGCATACGAGACGCTGCCGCACGACCAAACACATTCCCAAGCACCATGATGTGGTTCAGGAGAAGAATGGTTCGCAAAGTGCCGCAGCGGTTATACCGCTTCAGCAACCGCTTTACATATTTGATTTTTGAAATATCTTCCAAGAATTCATCCATCCCCATGCAATCAGGATTCGTGTAGTTTCCCATTGCATAGAGAGAGAAGTTGTCTTTGGTCAATATATTAATGTCCATGATAAAAGTATTCGCTTACCAGCGCATACCGTACTTGTTTAGTCTGTCTTTAATTGCATGACTTTTAGCACTTTGTTCTGCTCCACCTGGTAGTGTAGTCCGCTTCTTCATAGTCTTCTTTGGGGTCTTTGCGGCTTCATCCACAACCTTCTTGATGCGCTTGGTTCCCTTGCCGCTTTGATCAGCAATGTTTGATCCAAGAGCAGGATCCATGATTGGAAGACCTGTGGTGAATTCTGTGGTTACATCTTCCTTTACAGACTTCTTGGAGCGAAGCATCTTGAAGTCTTGCGAGTCAAGCCGCTTGTTCTTGTTCGCATCAAGTTTCTTCTGACCGCCAACAAGTTCTTCCTTTACAGACTTCTTGGATCGAAGCATCTTGAAGTCTTGCGAGTCGAGACGCTTGTTCTTGTTTGCATCCAATTTCTTCTGACCGCCAACAAGTTCTTCCTTGACACCCATAGCCGTCTTGATGCCCTTCACAGCATTGGCTTGCTTTTTGCCCGTGAGCGAATTGTAGTTCTTGTCGGAACCGTACTTCATGGACGACAGTTGTGATCCACGCTTGGCAACATACGCGTCCTTGGTCGCCTTGCTCAACTCGTCAATCTGCTCTGCGCCTTCCTTCACTTCCACGCCTTCTTCAGCCATCACAGGCTCTTCCTTTGGTGAAACAAAAGCGGTTACACGGTACATGGAGTCATCGCCCAATTCAACTTTAACGGTAAGCGTGAACTCTTGGAATCCGTCTTGGCTACCTGCACGACCATCAAAGCGAATTCCGCCAGTCAGTGCATCGTATCCATCAACACGACCAAAGCGTGTCAGTGGAAGAGTAAACACACCAACCACAGAACTGTTTTCTCCTGGTGCAGCAGGTGGAACCTGTGCGTATCCTGACCACACCCGTGGTGTCCACGGGAAGTCAAGCAACAGCACATTGAGTCGTGCACGAATCTTCACCAGTGCATCGGTGGTATTCAAGTACGAGTACTTTGAAAGAGCATTAAGCATGGCATTGGCGTTGGCAATGAACTGTGCATTGAACTTGAATGCTCCAACATCAGTATCAAGCGAACGATTAGGATAGCCTGTAAGGGTTTCCTTGTACTCGCTCTCGTTGAGTGTGTTACGGAACGCTTTGAATTGTTTGGTTTCTTTCATGTGCTTTGCCTTTGAAATTTCGATGGCAGCCAGTTGCTTCTGTGCCTTCTCTTTGGATGGGTGGGTTCCTAGAATCTTGGAACCTGTAGAATCAGTGACTACGAATTTGCTTCCGCTTTTCTTTATCATGGTTTAGTCTGTTGTTGTGGTTGAACGGTAGTCTGCATCACCTGAGCGGCGGCGTTGACTCGTCTTGGTGTCTTTGGTGCGCCGATCCTTTGCCCATTCCATCTTTTTGCCTTTTCCCATACGAGCCATTGGATTTGTTGATCCACGAGCAGGTGGAATAGGCTTGCGAAGTTCTTCGGCGTGTTTGGCGTAGTCTGCCTTTAGACCCTGAAGTTTTGCAGTAACCCCACTCGCTTCATTCACTTTCTTCTTGACGATAGGTCTTTCTATTTTTCTCGCGTGTTTCAAATCGGCTTTTAATTCTCGATCCTTGAGTTGATTTGAAGTACTATTTTTTGGGTTGTATTTCAAATCTGGATGTTCTTCAGCGGTTCTTTTGTCTGATGGTTTACCCATCATTTTAATTAAGTCAACTCTTCTCATTCTTGCGTGTGCGATCTTAGAATCCCTAAGTCCTTTACTTGAATAATCATCTTCATCAGTAACACGATTGGCATCACTTGTTGCTTTACTCTTAATTTTGTCCAACGCGGCTCTTCTTGCAGGAGTAATTCTATAGATTTCAGTAACCTCACTGGCTTCTTTCACTGGCTTTGGCTTTGGCATCTTTTCGGATTCCATTTCATCGCGCAGTTTACGAGCCTTCTCTCGCGCAGTAGCATTTTCCTTTGGACTCTTGCGGTTCATGGTGGTCATGTATTCGTTGAGTTCATTCTGAAGCGCAAAGAATGTTTTTCCTTCGCTCACACTTTTCCAATCGCCGCCTTGTTCGTTGTACCACTTAACAGCCCAACCGTTGGCGTAGGCAGAAGGGTACACATCAAACTTTGCACGAGCCTTGGATTTTGCTTGTGACCACAGTTCAGGATTTGTTGGCTTGTTCTTTTCCATTAGTTCTTGTGCGGCTTCAACCAAACCAAACTCGTCCATGCTTTCGGTGTTTGGTGTCTCGAATGATTCCTCAACAGTTTCTCCACCAAGAGTCTTGCGGAAAGCGTTGAACAGAACAGGTGATCCTGTAATCTTCTTTACCATTGAGTCCATCATGTCAATCATGAGGTCGCGATACACTTTGGATGCACCCATCTTGATGGCTGTCTCAGGAGACTGCAAAGCGCGGCGAGCCACGATTACATCCTTTTTCTTTACAAGACCACTACGAAGCAGGGTCTTCGTGCGTTCGCCTTCAACACTTTCGGTGGTGATGTTTGATTCCTTGGACAGACTAGTGCGGAGAGCGGTGTACAGGTTGCGGTTATTCAGTACACGATCCACCACATCCACAAGAATTTCCTGCATAAGCATACGGTATGCGGGATTCTTCATTGCCTTGTCGGGGTCTTGGAACAGAACCGCTGCACGGCGAATGTTGTTCTTGGAAACAAGACCAAGCCGCAGCAAGGTGTTGAGTTTCGATGTGATTCCGCTATCGTGTCCGATTCCGTCCATTGTAGAGTCTCCCTTTTCCTTATTTAGACGATTTCAAGTGGCTAGTCATGCGGGGGGCGTTTCCTTTTCCGCTTTGCTGTGTTTCTGGTTCAACTCGTCTTTTTTGAATTACAGCGCGTTTTCTCTCTTTGGGAGTCATCTCTCCCACCGTCTCAGGGGTCTTGCTGCTTACTTTGTTTAGGGGACGGCATTTAGGGTATTTACCCTTGGAGGTGTCAGAGCGACCACATGGGGGGTACTCCCCTGTCTTGGGGTCTTTCTTGCCGCCAATGTCCACCCACTTCTCCTTGAACCACTGCGAAAGGTCTTCATCCATTTTACATGGAGGCGTGGGAAATATTTTATTGTGCTTGGAGAATCCCCCTGTTTGACCAGGAGTATCGGCTCTTCGCTTTTTCTTGTCGCTTTCAAGCAGTCGCTCTGCGGCGGCACGGTAAATATCTGTGTAGTTGATGCCTTCTTTAATCATCGTTTTCATGCCCCGTTGTAGATCTTGGTACAAGTCTTTAACATCAGAAGCATTGGCTTGGCGGGGCATTCCGCTCTTGAAAGTCTTGAAGTCGTTTGCGGCAGCAGCAGCACGAAGTTTGGACGCGCTCATGCCCTGCACACCTGTTGCGTTCTCGTCTCGCTTTCCTGCACCCACAATCGTCAGGCTCTTTAGTTTAAGGCGGTCTTTCCTGCGAGTGGAACTCATCAGGTCTTTGAAAGCCTCGTATTGTCCTTGGCGATCTTCTCCACCAACGAGATGCACATGATCGTATCCCTTTTCGGCAAGCCAGTACAGCATCTCCACAGGGTTCTTGATTGTGTTCAAGTCCTTGAAGTTTGCGTCAGGAAAGAACCGCTTCAGGTACTTGAACTTTTGTCGGGGGGTGAGTGGATTCTTCTTGGGGTCGTTTGTGCGACTGCTGAACATTGCGTACTCTGCGCCCAAACTCTTTGCCGTGCTAATGACCTTATCGACTAGCAGTTGGTGACCTGATGTGGGGGGTTGAAAGCGACCAAAGGCAACAACGATAGACTTGCCTTTAGTCTTGGGTTTAGCAATATCCCGAACTTTTTTTTCCACTGTGATCACCTCTTTATTGTTACACCAGACACCAACTGCCAGTCAAGGTTTATTCCAAGTCTTTTCTGTGGTCAGATTGCTGCGTGAAAAATCCAATCGGTCTACCAATTTAACTGCATTGTTGCTCAAGCGGTCGATTGCAACAAATCCTTCAGGAGTAGTAACTCGGTATCCGCTCTTGTCCTTGATAAAGGTTCCTACGCCTGTTTGCATGGAAGCCATCTTCTGAACAATTGTGAGTTTCAACTGAGCCAGTGCATTATGTAGTGCAAAAACACGAGCAAGTTGGTTTCTGTTGTTGCGAACCCAATCAATTGATGGAGTAGTTTTTGTGCTTGCTACTTTGCGTTTGCCTTGTGCGCGTTCAAGCATGAATTGCAGGAGTTGATTCACATCAGCATGAGAAGTAGCAACTCCTCCACGCACCAATCCGTTGATGTAGGTTTTGATGTCTATTTTAACTCCCTCGTTCTTGCCAATGCCGTTCAAGACAACACGCAAGTCAGCAGCAGTCTTGGTAAGACTAGCAATAGAGTTTTCAATTGTGCTGCGTTCCGATGGGGAGAATAGTCCTGATCCGTTTGCAAACTTCATTGTGGCGTTATCAAACCAGACATCCTTTACTTTTTTCATGTAACTAATATCGGGATTGAATCGTGCAGTCATGGTGGCGATTGATTCGCCCTCGTATGCGGTATGAAACACAATACCAATTTTTGCTGCTGCCATGCGTGTTCCCAAATCACTTTTTGGATCCACGGCGTATTTGATTGTGTTGGGCTGAAAAGTAAGGTAACTCTTGCCGTCAATGAGTTCCCGCTGTTTTGATTCCCCATCGAACATCATGTCGCCTTGCAGCACACCACGAATACCAAGTTTGGAAAAATGCTTTAGCGCAAGTTTAAGTTTTAAGTTCAATCCCTCTACGGGATGGTTCGCATCAATATCTGAATTGGTAAAGTTCAATTTGGGAGTCACATTGAACACACCCTTTGTGCCAACAAAAAATCGACCGCTTTGGGGGTCGATTCCACAAATAATGGCGGGTGCGCCATCCCACTTTACCGTGATGTCGTATGCACTAGGCGCGTTTGCTGTGAGAGCCTCCACAACGCCCCGTAAAGCCTTTATGGCGCGTCCGAACCCTGCGTAGCCGCTGTTGAGGATCTCGTCCTCAAGATGCTCCAAATGGACATTCTTTCCACTTGATTTTTTAAATGCTTCGACTAGGTGTTCGGTAAATGCTCTCATAATTCTCCTGTGCTTCTCTATTTAGAAGCATAGGAGTTCCGCTCGGAGCGGTAGAACTTGATTGCATCTGCCAAATCTGCAATATATTCCCGTGGATCGGCTGTAAACACCTGACAGCCACCTTGTTCCACACCAATCAGAATGGCAATATTTCGGAGTTCCACTCCTGTGCGATCCTGCCACATAAGCGAATACGCCGTGGCTTGCATGAAGTAGTCTTGGATTGCGTCTTCGCTTTTCGGATATGTGGAAGACTTAAAGTCGATAACCGACGGCTTGTCATCAAAAAATCCAATGCAGTCCGTCCTTCCCGCCAATCCCACACGCTTCGACCACAGCGGAACTTCGATAGCGTGGATCGTGCCGATGCGGTCGATAGACTCCTGCATTTCGAAAAATAGGTCGGACTCACAAGTCCCCGCATTCGTCTGTACGGAACTGTGATCGTTTTTGAGATACGACTCGATAATTGAGTGAAGTTTCGTGCCACGGCTAAGTACTCTCTTTGATTCTTCGGGGTTTTCTCGCCGCCACTTGGCAAAGAAGGCTCGCTTCTTCCATCCCGTAACGGTGGTAACAGAGGGAAAAACGCCATCAGGGGTCTGATAGCGTCTGCCGCCGTCTGTGTCTACGCTGTTTACATTTTCGTTTAGCGTCACTAATTCATGATGAAAGGTTTTCATTTATTCGTCTGGTGTTTCTTCAATGATCTCCGTGCCTTCAGGCAATTCATCATCGCGTTTCTGCTGCGGAGGGGGAGTAATGGGAGTCTGATTGCGATTCTGTTGTCGCTGTGCAGCCTTCCACTGTGGATTGTTCTGCTGATTTTGCTGTATCCAACTCAAATAATTTCTCATGTTGCTCATAGTAGTCTCCTTAGTATATAGGGTGAATGCTCAAAGTCAAGAATCAGATCCAAGTATTTCTCCGTGAGCGTCTAGGAACTCTTGAGACGCAGTAATGTACTTGGATGTGGTTTTAGAAAACTCCGAGAATATTCGCTGAGTGAACGGATGGGTATTTCCGAATTGCACAATACACGGAAGCAGAATAGCATTAGCGGCTTCTTGTATGTAGGAGTGCTTTACATCAAATCCTCTTCCACCTTCTTGCTGCTTTGCTTCCAACAGCCCAATTGCTTGGATAAACGGCTGCTGTTTCTTTTCACTCAGTAGGGGAAGCGCAGCGGTTGCAGCAGAAACAATATCACGAACGCAGTTCACGCACGAACTTCTAATGCTGTAGTCACACTCTTCTTTAATAGACAAGAACTCGAATGGCATGGTGTTCTCACGAATCTTCTTCAGCACATCACGGCTTTTAAAGAATTGAATGTCTTCGTTCTGAACTCGCACCAAGTCGTACTTCTGCATG